ACAGATAGATAATCCTATGCCAAAATTTCCACCGTTTGAAGCGGAACTGAAGAAGAAAGAAGCTGCGGATTTTAATTCTTCAGATGTAAAACCTACTCCATCATCTTGCATTGAAAAATACAAATAATCCTCTTTTTCTTTGATTGAAAATATAATTTCTTCATGTGAAAAGCGGAGTGCATTGTCAAAAATATTCTCTAAAACTTTTGATAACATCGCTTTATCTGTCGATATAAAATCAGAGTTTGAAAAATCCCGTATAACAAGTTTTTTATTCTCTCGTGCCGCTAAAATAGAAAATTCTTTTGTTATGTCGGCAATCAACTCTTTCAAATTATAATTATCTTTTTTGATCTCAATATCTTCCATTTTTTGTATATCTTTCACACACTCTACATATCGTTTTAATCTATCGACAGCTTCTGTCATATTTTTAATCGTTGTCTGTAAGGTTTCATTTGTAAGAGTTTCTCTTTCGATTGATTTTTCCAAATAATCAAGATAGCCATTGAGCACCGTGATCGGCGTTCTTAAATCGTGTGAAACAGAAGCCGTCAGCGCTTTTCTCTCTTGAAGCATATTCCACATTTTACTATTGCTTTTGTAAATCTCATTTTTCATATGTTCAAATGTATCACATAACTGCCCCAGCTCATCATCAGATGTGTATTGTATCTGAAAATCTAAATCCTGCTGTGAAATGTGGTACATACCATTTTTCAGATTTTCAAGCGGTATCTTCAATTTCCATTTGTAATATAATTTTGCCACCATAAAAGAAGCGATTATAATATAGGCAATGGGTAAGGACACCATAAGAATCGTAATGCACCAATAATATAATTGATTTTCTTTTGAAAGTTCTCCATGTGCATATTTCTGCGGTACGGCAGTAACCCCGTTATTATTTTCGGTGTCATTACTATCTGCGTCTCTAATTACATAGTCTGTGCTGATATATACCATCTTGGCATCTATCTTCTTGCAGGCATCAGCGATATTCTGAGTGCCGTCTGCGTTGATTGCATGCACCTTTGCTTTTTTATCATCATCCTCGGCCAGATCTACTGCTGTCCATGCTGCACAGTGTACTACCACGTCAGGCTTAAGCTCTGTGATTGTTTTTTCCACTGCATCACGGTCTGTGATGTCGAGTGAGACATATGGCATCTTTGTAACTGCTGTGCCATCGTCTGCTCCGCTGTACTGTGGTGCTATATCTGTTCCGATTCCTTCGTAACCGCGTGCTGCAAGGTCGTTCATTACGTCGTGTCCGAGCTGACCTGCAACTCCTGTAACAAATACTTTCATTTTGTGGGTCTCCTTTTTACAAATATTCGTAAACACGCATTCCGATTCTTCAAGGTTTACGAATAGCAGTTATCTATTCGCATACATCTTCTCGTAATAGTTCTGGTACTCTCCACTGATGATTGTCTCCCACCACTCACGGTTGTCGAGGTACCATTTGATTGTCTTCTTGATTCCGTCCTCAAACTTGGTCTCTGGGAGCCATCCGAGCTCGTTGTGAATTTTTGTTGGGTCGATTGCGTAACGCATATCATGACCCTTACGGTCTCCTACGAATGTGATAAGACTCTCCGGCTTATTGAGCTCCTTGCAGATAATCTTTACGATTTCAAGGTTTGTCTTCTCATTGTGTCCACCTACGTTGTAAACCTCTCCTACACGTCCGTTGTGGATGATAAGGTCGATTGCCTTGCAGTGATCCTCTACATAGAGCCAGTCACGCACGTTCTCGCCTGTTCCGTATACCGGGAGTGGCTTATCATTAAGTGCATTTGCTATCATAAGAGGGATAAGCTTCTCCGGGAAATGGTATGGTCCGTAGTTGTTTGAGCAACGGCTGATTGTTACAGGAAGTCCATATGTGCGGTGGTAAGCAAGCACGAGTAAGTCTGCTGCTGCCTTTGATGATGAATATGGGCTTGATGTATGGATTGGTGTATCCTCATGGAAGAAAAGGTCAGGGCGGTCAAGTGGCAGATCTCCATATACCTCATCTGTTGATACCTGATGATATCTTTTAATACCATACTTGCGGCATGCGTCCATAAGCACTGATGTTCCGATAATATTTGTATCAAGGAATACCTGTGGATTCTCGATTGAACGGTCAACGTGTGACTCTGCTGCGAAGTTTACAACCATATCAGGATGCTCTTCCTCAAATAATTTGTATACGGCGTCACGGTCTGTGATGCTCTCCTTTACGAAACGGAAGTTTGGATTGTCCATTACAGGCTCAAGTGTTGAGAGATTTCCTGCATATGTGAGACAGTCTAAGCATACGATACGGTAATCCGGATATTTGTTAAGCATGTGAAATACGAAGTTGCTTCCGATAAATCCTGCTCCACCTGTTACGATAATTGTCATTTTGATTTCCTCCTTAATATAACTGCTCGCGGTATTTTCCATCAAGTACATCCTTTAAGTACTGTCCGTACTGGTTCTTCTTTACGAGCTCATATGTCTTTAATACTTCATCCTTTGTAATCCAGCCGTTTAAGTAAGCGATTTCCTCAAGACATGCTATCTTACGGTGCTGATGTGTCTCTACTGTCTTGACAAAGTTTGTGGCATCTACAAGGCTCTCATGTGTTCCTGTATCAAGCCATGTGAAGCCCTGTCCTAAAAGCTCTACATTGAGGGCTTTTTTCTCAAGATAGATTCTGTTAAGGTCTGTTATCTCAAGCTCTCCTCTTGCTGATGGCTTAAGGTTCTTTGCGTACTCTACTACATTGTTGTCGTAGAAGTAAAGACCTGTGACACAGTAATTGCTCTTTGGATGCTCCGGCTTTTCCTCGATTGAAATAGCCTTTCCCTCTTTATCGAACTCTACGATACCGAATCTCTCAGGGTCATCTACATAGTATCCGAATACTGTGGCACCCTTACCACTCTCTGCGTTTTCAACTGCAGCCTTGAGTCTCTTGTTTAGACCGTGTCCTGCGAAGATGTTGTCTCCGAGAACCATGGCTACTGTATCATCACCGATGAATTTCTCACCGATAACAAATGCCTGTGCAAGTCCGTCAGGGCTTGGCTGTACCTCGTAGGTGAGGTTGACACCAAACTGATGTCCGTCTCCTAAGAGCTCCTTGAATCTTGGTGTATCCTGTGGTGTTGAAATGATCAGAATATCTCTGATGCCTGCATTCATAAGCACTGACATAGGATAGTAGATCATTGGCTTGTCATAAATTGGAAGTAACTGCTTTGATGTTACCATTGTGAGTGGGTAAAGACGTGTGCCTGAACCTCCCGCTAATATAATACCTTTCATGTTGTTCTCCTTCAAACTGAAACTACGTGCTGCACTTGATGCTTTCGGTCTGTAGAATACACTGACCTGATTCATCATTTACTTGCATTATAAAAGGTGCCCCAAGGGCACCTTCAAGTACTTTTTTATATTTTTAGCATTTTTCACAAAATATATGCTTATAATATCCTGTTTTTGAATCATTTTCGTGCAATAAATACACCTGCATCCTTTGTGATATGGAACCCTCTCTCTGTCTTCTTTCTGACAAATGCCGCAAATTCCTTATAGCGGTCCACAATATACCTGTTCTGGTTGCCGTGGCACGAAAGCACATACTCTATCACAGGCTCTGCTTTTTCTACCACAAGCTCATCCTCGTATCCATGCCAGCTTACCTCACCAAAGTATTTTCCAAGTATTGCCTCACCATTTTCTTTACCGAATTGCTCATACAGCCTTTCCGCTGACAGCTCTATACGGTCATCAAACTGCTGCACCAGGTCGTTTATTTCCTTCATATGCCGTGAGCTGTATGTACTGCACACGAACACGCCACCGGGCTTTAGCACCCTTAGGATTTCACTGCACACGGCATCCAGATTGTCACAATAGAACAGTACATGGTCTGCTATCACGCAGTCATACGATGCATCCGGCTTATACAGCCTGTGGGCATCCATCACCTCATATGTGAAGCGCTTGTCATCTGCGCCTACATTTCTCGTCGCATCCCTTACCATGCCATACGATATATCAGTCAGGGTTATCTGCATATCTGCCGGTATCCTGTCTATGTTCTGTGTCCAGAGAGAGGCATCACCGCAGCCCACCTCGAGCACCTTTTCCCCCTCAAAAAAGCTACACTCATCAAATACCCAGCTAAACCAGCTCACCGGATTCATTGAGAAATCCCTGTGCAGATTGATTCTGGCTGATATATTTGAAGCATCCCTGTACTGCTGTTTTAGCTTTTGCTCCATCTCGTTTATATTGACCAGCTCCAGCATATGGCTCCAGTCCACGCTTCGCCCCTCGTCTATTACCTCTGAAGCCTCCTGCAATGCCGATTTCATAAGCTTCATCTGCTCTATCCTCTCCTCCACGAGGCCAAGCTGCATGTGAAGCGACTCAGACATGACATTACTGTCCGTGTTTCTGAGTGTCATCTCCTTGATATCATCCAGGGAAAATCCCAGATATTTGAGGAACAGTATCTGCTGTAGACGCGCAAAGTCGTCATCATTATAGAATCTGGCTCCGTTTTCGTTTACGTAGGATGGTTTTAAAATATTGTGCTCGTCATAGTACCTGACGGTCTTTTTTGTAATATGCGCTTTTTTTGCAAATTCTCCTGAGGAGTAGTAGCCGGGTAGTTTCACTTTTATACCTCCATTACTTTCGCTCCAAATATTTGTCAAGAATGTTCAATATATTGCTTGTTCCATCCTTATACTTGCTAGCAACTAAATTTTTTGCATCAATATTTCTAATAGTTTTATTTGCTTTAAATTTCCCTGCCTCCTTTTTCTTTTCATCTTTCACAACCTTCTTTCTTAGATAAACACGCTCAATATCCTTACAAAACCATATTAATTCATATTTATTATCATTGCAAAACTTGAAAGCCTCGTTCAAGAATTTAATTGCCTCCATGTTGATATCATAATCATCACTATCCAAGCAACAAATAACTTTGGAGTTACCATTACTTGCACCTTTAGCATACTGGTCTATATTTTTATTAATTTCCTTTTGTTTATTCTTGAAATTCCCCTTACCATCCATATACACCTGTGTAAACTTTATATTATTGGCATCTATATTATAAAAATATTCAATAGTATCCTTGATATATATCCAATCCGATTTACATTTCTTATTTGTCTCTAAAACAAATATTAGCTGCATTCCCATTATTCATCCCCCTCCTGTATACCAAATGCATCTATAAAATCTATAGAATCCACATTGAACGGAGATCCCTCTATCATCCCTTTCCTATAAAGATTAGCCGGTGAATAATTCCCTGATTTTTTCCACGAATAAATCCTATGGTCTCCCGAAATAAAATCAATTGAATTACTATTTCTTTTGAGAATATCCATCGGTCCTATATTGTGTGTCGTAAAACACAGTTGCCCCTCGCCATACTCCATTAAATATTCCAGTAAAGCGCACAGATAGACATCATGAAGATTGGCATCAAATTCATCTATAAATACGATTCCTCCTCGTTTCATCTCTCTAATATACATATAAAGCTTCACCAGCTTCTTTATGCCTGTACTTTCAAACTCCACGTTAACCCTATATTCATTGTAAACCATTACAAGCTCACAGACATACATGTCTCCATCTTCCTTTTTTTCTATTTCAATCCCCACCAAATCCGACTTAAAAATGTGTAAAAACTCGTACAACTGATGAACTTCATTTTCAAAATAATCATAACTATCCCTGTTAACAAAATTTTTCTCCGCAGCTAACATATTCATACTCTCTGCATCCATATTTGAAGCCTCATACAACAGGCTATCTACCATTTCATTGCCTTCATATGTTATATCTCCGTACTTCATCATATGTGCAATTATAAATGGTATATGAGTATCCTCATTGTCAAGATATACATGTAGCTTTGTTCCAAAATTATATAAAATAACCAAAGCCGGAACAACCATTTGAACCTTTTTATCAAATATTTTTTTTTTTAATTTCCCCGGTCGTTTGCTGCGGCGGGGCTAAACTTCATACACTTAATTTTCAATGAGAAACGCTTTTATCAGCACCCGTGGCATTCCAG